GAGCACTTTTTAAGTACAACATTGAGGGTAAACCAGGGTAGGTTTACTCGCGGTCACAAAGCACAGAAATCTGTGCATTGTGTGGTGCCGGCTGGTCGAAAGCTTGCTTTCGTACCGGCTTACCCAAGAGTGATCACACTCAAGGTTCCGCGCAAATTATTGTTAGCCAAACCGGTCCGGAGATGGTGTGAGGCACTTGCAGGTGCTTTAGCCATCTCGTTCGGACCGGCCTGGGCCCGTGTGTATCGGGATGAGAGTCCAGTGGAGTCGTCTGTCATTGTTGCAAGACGTGGCATTCGACTCCTCTTTGAAGACTGCCTTGAGGCGTGCCAAAAGGCCACAACCAAAAAGGTTTTCAAAGAGCTCTCAAACTGGCTGAGAAGGTTGGCTGTCGATGATACCCTAATGGGTGAATCAAGGCCTTCCTTTCTTGGCCCGCTCGACCACTACTTTCGGGGTTGGTTGACCTTAAATGGTTTCAATCCGCTCCGTAGAGTGCAAGTGATCCATCAGATCTCTCGTTTTTCGAGAGCTGGTCCATTACCGACATCTGCAGATATCGCAAGTGCGAAATCAACACATTTGTCGGACCTAAGTTCACCTTACAAGAGTTCTCGTAAGGATCGAATATGGTTCCACCGTTTCAGTGCATGCTGGATGCATAAGAAACAGTGCGATAATGCCAGATTCCCTACATCTTTGAGTGCGACGTTCGCGTCAGCACGTGCCAAAGGGGGTCTATCTGATTGGGTTCGTAATGCCGTAAAGGCTATTACGAGTCGAGTCGCTACACACGTTGAATTATCTCTGTTCGATCAGGTCATGGAGGACATACCGTTTCCACTAGTGGATCCAGGAGTCCGTAATGAGCTGTCGAACAGTGGAGTTGTGAATGGCAACCTCACATGGGATGGATTGTTATTCCCTTGGAATCAATCTATCTGGATGAAGTACGACTTAGACCCTCAACACTATGAGGTGACGCGTCTTCATCTATTATCTTACCTAGCAAGTTGCTTGGAGGTAAAATCCATGTTAGAGGGGGGAAATCTGCCGGAGATTCGGCAAGTAGTGATTGAAGAACGTGGTGAAAAGACACGCATGGTAACTCCTGTTACGTCTGCGGTAGTCTATATATCCATGTTCTTTAATTCACTACTGATTTCAGCCTTAGATCGTGACCAACGCACAATGCCTACGGACCCTTCACCCATGAAGAGTTTCATAGACATCTGTGACGCTGGACACCTTTTGCCCGAGAATACAGTCTTACGATCTGTAGATATGACTCGAGCAACTGATCTAATGCCATTCGACATTGTGAAGTCCATGGTGGAGGGTATCCTAGAGAAAGTGACATGGTCGTCATTTCTCAAAGATGCGCTCCGCCTTTGTACAGGACCCATGACATTAGTCTACAAGGAATGGCAATCCGAAAGGAGAGTAACCACCTGTAGGGCAATATTAATGGGCCTGGGCACGTCTTGGCCCTTACTATCTCTCTATAACCTAGGTTTATGGGAGATGGCTTGGACTAAGACGGGACTTCGCAAGGTCTCCAACCGACGGAGTCGGCGATTCCTCAGGATAGTGGGGGACGACGCGCTTGCGCTAGTCCCACCTGAGGTCTCTATAGCTTATACGGCCTGTCTGAAGGCTACCGGCGGTAGTCCTTCAGCAGGTAAAGACTTGGAATCAGAGCATTTTGGTGTTCTGGTCGAAGAAATAGTTGCTATTCTTCGATCACCACAATGGCATCTGAGTAACAAGTCACTCGTATGGCTTAAAACCGGCTCGATCCGTCCTTTGCTCCCCGGTATCTCTCGAGATAGGGAAACCGGCTCCATCCTTCCAGAATGGATGATGGGTCCGCAATTGACGGAAGCGGTATCACGACTATACTACCAAGAATTCGCAGCAATGTGGGTTCGCTGGCGGTACGGTCGTGCTATCGCTCGGTTGAAACAACTCTCTTTACCCTATTCTCTACCAAGAGAATTTGGAGGTGCTGGTTTTCCAGATATAAATCCTGCCGAAACATACGGCGCTCTTCGGCCCAAATGGGCTAGAGCTGTCCGCTGTGCTTTCTCGCAAGACGATCTGACATTACTGGCACATCTATCTTCCGCTTGGTCCCTGTCCGGTGCTGCCGCTCTCACGAAACGTGAAAGAGACAGATGGATCACCGAGGCAGGTGAAGGGGTAAAGAATATAGGGCTCCGAGGGAGCGTATTGGAAGGTGATCCCACTGCTGCTCAGTGCGCAGAAAGAGCACTCGCTGCCGTCGGCAACGTGATGCGTGTTTTCTACCCACAGAGCAAACGTGAGGTTCCAATACGTCTGGGCATTGTCAAGCGCAAGCTTGATGATGCTGTTCTGTCCCTGAACAAGCTTGTCCCTAAACCATTGTTTATGGATAAGCTCCAGTACTCAGAAGGTCGCCGGGAAGGATGGTATGCACTTTTACGTGCAGCTCGCGAACCGGTGCACCGAATGAGTCTCATCGGAGTAACAAAGGCTAGCAATTTCTTATTGGGGAAGTGTGAAGCTTCCGAAGAAATGGATGCTGACCTTCTGTTGGCATTAAGCCTGATGGATTAAGGATGAGTAGGCCTGCGGGGCAGCTTAGCTATAAGACCCCAAGGGAGACCCCTACTCTAAATCCACCGGGAACTGGTGCTCGCACTATAGACGTGAGGAGATCCCTGGTCAGGATTACCCGCTGCTATAGTCGGAATGACCATATTCCGAGAAATCAG